CTAAGTACCCACAGCAATGGTACGACGCGCTGTTCGGAAAGCAGACTGAGTTGTCCGGCAAGTCATTGACTGAAGATTACGAAATCAATACACCAAAGCGCATCGCTGCATTCATGGCGCAGTGTGGCCATGAGTCTGGCGGATTCGTATGGCTAACAGAAAACCTGAACTACAGTGCTGCTGGATTACTAAAAACTTTTGATAAGTATTTTAAAGATCAAACAACCGCCAATGCTTATGCCCGGCAACCAGACAAGATTGCAAACAAGGTCTATGCCAATCGCATGGGCAATGGCCCGGAGTCTTCAGGAGATGGTGCTCGGTACAAGGGCCGCGGTCTAATCCAAGTCACTGGCAAAGATAATTATTTCTGGTTTGCATCTTCACTGGGTATCACGCCAGAGGAAGCGTCTGAGTACATGCAGACATTTGAAGGCGCGGCACAAAGTGCTTGCTGGTACTGGGAGCAAACAAGCCTGAATAAGCTGGCTGATGCCGGCGACATTTTGACTATGACCAAACGAATTAATGGAGGCACCATTGGACTTGAAGATCGTAAGAAACATTACGCTCATGCTCTGCATGTGCTGGGCGGCTAGTGCTTGCAGTGATCGGTTTAGGTATCCTTGCCAAGACCCAAAGAACTGGGAGACTACAGAATGCAAACCACCTATTTGCACTGCAACCGGCACTTGTCCTGAAGACGTTACTCAACCTGAAAAGGTAAAGCCATGATCTTGAAAGCCACAGAAGAACAACTGAATTCGCTACTGAAGTTTACCATCGGGATTACCTTCTGCTTAATCTTGGTCATCATGGCAGGTCTGTCGATGTACTCGGTGGTGTTTGTCACCCAGCCAATGTCGGGCATGGCTCCGGCAGATAAGAATTTTTTCCTGCTGTTGTCGGATATGTCCAAGTACATACTCGGCGCGCTGGCAACCCTCATTGCCGTCAAGGGTAAGGATGCCTTCGTCCCGCCGCCCGGCATCTCGACTGCTGCTGATTTTAAAGATGCACCACCACCCAAGCCTGCGCCCGTTGTGACCACTACAGTGACCACAGTACGCAGCGAGGGAGATCCTGTTGCCGCTGGCTACGCTGGCAAACCTGCGCCTATTCAACCACCCCACCCGGAGAGAGATGAATGAAAACCTTAATCGCGATTCTGGCCTTTGTGCCATTAGTTTTATTTGCTGCTGAAACTAAAAAGGTTTGCCACAAGGAAAAGCAAAAGGGAAAAGAAGTCGAAGTTTGCAAGATGGTGAAGATGCATAAGAAGCTGGACGGAACTAAGGTCCCGCCAAAATGAACATCGCCTACACTGCGCTGGCCGTCATGATTGCTGCCGCGGCGGCTGGCGCTTATGGGTACATGCGAGGGGAGGAATCAGGCCGCTTGCAGGTCCAATCAAAATGGGATGCTGAACGTGCGGAGCTTGAGACTATTCACGCCCGTGATCAGCAGATTGCACGGGAGCGAGAGAAGCTAATGCAGCAGACCGCAGACCGATTGAGACAGGAGAAGGATCTTGAAATTCGGAATCTTAATGCTCGCTCTACTGCCCTTGCTAACAGCCTGCGGGACCGCCCGAGTCGCACCACCAACACGATCAGTACCGTGCCCAGTACCACCAGTGCTGGATGCACCCCCACAGTATGTACTGGAGCAGGACTTTCTAAAGAGGATGGAGAATTTCTTGCAAGGGAAGCTGCCCGAGGAGCAGAAGCCGTCACCCTCCTCAAGCAATGCCGCGCCCAGTACGAATCCTTAATGCCTAAGTAACCCGCTTGAAGTAGTCAGTCGGGATATGGACAACTGGTTCTATATCCTGACTGTCTCCCCTGTCCTTCCTGCCTCCGACTCCATAGGTTACATCGCACCAGCCCTGTGTGTGGTAGAAGATACCGTCGCTCCACTTGACGATGACTAAGAACTTGCCGCCGATCTCCTGTGCCATTGCCTTGCCGTGCATCCACTTGTGCATGGACAGCATCAGGGTTGGGTACTGACTGCGAGGATTGTTGCGGCACTTGAGTTCAGCAAATGCCTTGGCCTCTCCTCTCTTGGTCAGCATCCAGTCTACATGGTAGGCACGAGGCAGCTTGTGAAAGTCTACCTCCCACATGAGGAACAGTGCTTCCTGTACTTCCTTCTCGCGCTGTAGATCAGCGTCTGTCTCATAGATTGGACGCATTAGAGTTTGTGTCCTCGGATCTGACGGCAACGCTCACGCTCCTGTGGTGTAACGTCTGGACTGATCTCTGCCACATTACAAATGTTGCGGTAAGTAGGGGGCGGCTGTAAGGCTATGAGTATCACCATCACCAATGAGGCACAAGCGATGATGGCGTACCAAATAACGGCTAATGATTCGGGCAGGGTATCCTGCTTCTCTGTTTGCATTTCTAACTCCTCCACTTGTCGTTTACGCCACAGGCTCACTTGAGGTCATCCAAGTCGGACAAGTCTCTGGCTACCCGTAGCACTGCGAGGATGGCTTGGTCTACGCTGTTGACAATATCCACCTGCCCTCGCCAATCCCTGTGCCAGATAATCTGGTCTGAGGTTAGCTTCTGTTGGGATTGTGACTTGGTTCCGTCCTTGATCTCCAGCAGGATATTGAATCCTTTGTATCCCACCAGTAGATCAGGACAGCCAGCACCTACGCCATGCAGATGCTGAACAAAGCAGCCCATGTGCCGCAAGGCTTTCACTATTTCCTTTTGATTGTCATCAACCTTTGCGGCTCTCATACCACTCCTCACGTTTGAAAACTATGCCGTCCTTAGCAGGGCTGTATCCATCGCAATCTACTTCTGCTGCGATTGACATGAACACAGCCCCATCTTTTTGCAAGTCTGCTGCCATGCACCTGCCGTACCCCACCTTTGCATGGGAGGGGTAGTCTCGCAGGTTGTAGTTAATACAATGCAGGCAGCGCATTACTTTTCCCGTAGAAGCTGGGTGACTTACGCTCTTTGCATGGACTGCATACCCATCGGTTTGTCTTGTTGCACTTCTTCCAGTAGCCGCCCTGTATTTCCCGGTGACTATTGCATGAGGTACACCAGCGAATGCCTGTGTTTTCTAGCTTGGTCATAGCAGCACCTTGATGTCACGGATGGGTATCTCGTACTTCTCGTGAACCTTCAGGATGAGGGACGCTGTGACTTGTCTACCGGATCTGACTTTGGAGATAACAGACGGCACTACATCAAGCGCATCTGCCAGTGCATTGTCATTTTTTAGACGATAATTTTTTATCAAAAAATCGAATAGTCGATGAGCCGGTTTCCTTATTTTTTCTGGTGGATATTCTGTATTCATTGATTGTCCTTTTAACATCTGTCTCTACGGCTGCGGTTGGGATGAAGCGGTTTGGATCATTTGTGATCTGTTCGCTGATGAGTTTCTTCCTACTTCGCAAGTATTCTTTGGCTAGTTCAAGCTTGACGTTGTAGTCCATTGTCTGTCCTCACGTTATCTGGTTGACCCTCTTCCTCTTTCATCTTTGCGCCTAAGTACCCGAGCCGGGTCTGGTACGCTTGGGTTAATACTACACGCACCATCGTATCGAGCCGCTTGATGGTGGGTTCATTGGCTTCCCGTAGTTCCCGAAGCTTAGTCATCCGGGTGCGCGGTGCTGCCTTGCCCGATTGCGTGACTTGATCGGCGAGTTTGTTGTACTCAACCAGCCACGTATCCATCGAGCCGTAGGGTATGGGTTCCTTCCCCGGCACAAAGAGAGGCCATTCGGCACCAGTTTCCTGCGAAACGACTGGACTAGCGACCGCCTCCCCTTCCACGGGAGCAGCGTCCTGAACGATGACAACCTCCTCAACCACGACTGCCGCCTCTGCCTCTGGCTCCGGTGTGTCGGCATCTGGCTGGCTCTCTGTCTCAAGTACCTCATAGGTTTCCTCTATCAATTTTGGTGGAGCGATAGCATCCAATGGATTGCGTGGGATGTCCTTTACCTCTGCTGGCTTGGCATCTGACGGGTAGTCTGCTGCCTCCTCGGTGGTGATGAGTCCCTTTAACGCATCTGGGAAGGCATCACGCAGGGCAAAACCTCTGGCTCTCATCTGCAACATCCGCTTGGGGTAGCTAGTCCACGGTCCCTGTTTGTTCCACAGTCCTGCCCGCTTGGCATCTTCCACTGAGAACCGTGCTGTAACAGGCTTGCGCCCCCTTCTGTGGGCGATACAGACTGCGACAGGGTTCGGTGTCCCTGCGTCCTCAAAGAACTCCTCTACGCCCTCACAGGCTGGGTGTGCCTGCACCAGTGCCATCGCTGCATCACCGTAGACTGACGGCTTGCCATTTATGACGCTGATGTTTTGCAAAGCTTGCATCGGAGCAAGTCCAATTTCGGTTCCCCATTGGATCGCCACCAGAATATCCAGCGGCTTGCCTGCGTAGTTCTTCGGGACAAGATTGCTGTTCGCCAACTCGGAAGCAAACTCCTTTGCCTCTGAGAATGTTGTCGGCAGGAATCCTTGCCGCACGGTTAAGTTACTCATTTGATTTCCTTCACGGTTAATGTTGACTGTCGTACTGAGTACGCAGCCTTTCCTTTGACTACGCGATCTTGTGTCGCTTGGTAATTTCGCATAGGCCAGCTTACTTGGTAACATCCTATCGTTGCTTTACTGGCCGTCTGCATTGCTTCTTTGATCTTAGTTTCGCGATCATTAATGATTTCCTCGCACTGCTTGATGTCCTGCTTGGCTTCCAAAATGTCACGCGCCCACGTTTCAAATTCACCGCCGAGCTGGACTGCGACATCTTCTCCCTGCGCCCATGTTCTGTCGGCATCGGCAGAGTTGACAGGAGGATAGTATTCAATATGCCTATCCATTTTCCAGATGTCAAGTCTACGTTGGAAGTCTCGGGTAGCTTGGGCGATTGCTCGGAGGGTAGCTTCGTGTGGTTTGAACAGGAAGATGCGTAGCTCTGTGCCGCGATATAAGACGCACAGAGCGCCCCATTTAGCCCCGGTGATATCCATCTGTGCCTGTAGCTGGATCACGCCCCTGTAAAGCGCTGGGCTATGTTCTGGTGCGACTGATGTGAGCTTGGCTTCCAGTATGCCGCGACCTTCAAGGGTGATCGACTCCCCATCCATTACCATGATGCCAAGATCGGGGTTATTCTGGACAATTACCCCGTTTCCATCGGCAGTTGCGTCAAGGGAACAGGCAAGTTTTAGCAGTGGATGAAAGTAAGGTTCGGGATGCTCAGTGATTAAATTTGAAACTCCAAGCCGACCTGCCGCCCTTTCCAATATCGCCGACTCAAACGTGTTTCCCCAGTCCATTGCTTCATTGGCAATGCTTTCTGGTGTCTTGTTTCCCAGCGCATCAATGGTTGCTGATAGCTCATCGTTCGGGCTTCTGTACTTGCTGTAACCCATAACCGCAGGTAAGCGGGAAGCGGACAGCATCGTATTCGGTGTGACTTTTCCGACCATAATAAACCTCTTATAAAAATGTTAATGTGACACGCTGAATGATTCGCTCGATCAGTGAATGGGTAACTGTGTATCCCTGATCTGCTGACAGATTGACTAGCAGCAAGACTTGTAATGCGTCTGGCTCTGACAGGTTCGGTGCTACTTCATAGAGGGTTGCAAGTGTTGCTGGTTTTGCTGGTTGTTTTACAAGTGTGACTGGCATGGTGATCCCTTTCGGTTCATGTGGCGGTAAAAAAACCCGGTACGGATACCGGGTTGGGTAATGCTCTGCTGGGGTTACTCGTCTTCGTCTGGGGCATCGTAGAGGGCATCTGCTACCGTCTCCAATACGTCCCAGTTGATGCCGATGGTGGCATCATGGCGGCGCTTTACCGCGTCCAATACTTCTCGCGCTTGATCATCTGTCAGATGCCTTGCCACTTCTTGTACGTCTTCAATACTCCAAAAGATGGCGATTGAATCTGGGTCTGCTATCGTCTGGCACTGTCGTTCAATGTCTTTTATTTCCAGATCGTTAAGATTGTCTGGCACGTTGATAGTGATTGTGATCTGTTTCATTTTGCTATTTCCTTTCAGGTTTAAGCTGCGAGTTTGATTGATATAACTTTATGCATGGTCTTGCCGTGTGCTGGGTAGGCAATGACTTTGGCAAGCTTATGGAAGCAAGCCCGGCACCCGTTACACTTGCCCTCGTGCTCGTAAGCTTGGCAGACTGTCATGCCCTTTTTAGCATCAGCAGCAGACGGGATGATCACAGAACCGTGTAAGCCCTTCGTGTATTGACCGGTCACGCTGTCAGATGAAAACCTGACAGACACGTTTTTGAGTACCTGCATTTCAGCGAATACCTGTCGAAACTTTGGAAACTTGTACATCCGGGTTGGCAACCAGTGCTGGCACCATGGTGTCCGCTTCATAACTTCGAGAATCTTTTCGGCAAGGGCAAGAGTGTAGACATCGCCTGAATCAAACCAGCGGAAATACCGGTCTTTTTCTAGTTCTTGGCACATGTCATCTGCCCAGTCTAATCGTTTCCAGTCTTCCTGATTGTGTAGTCTGGGGGCTTTGACGTTATTGAACCGATAGTTCCCTGTGGTGGCGTAACAGCCTTTGCAGGCATCGACTAACTCACCGGGTGAAGCAATGGAACCGGGACAGGTATCAATGGCCTGTAAAGACCATGAACGGATGCCGTCAAGCTTTGAAGTAACAGAGATTTTTACCATGATGTCATTTCCTTTCAGGGTTGACAGTTAATTAATAGGCAAGGCACATAAATAGGAAAACAGCAAGGCAAGCAAAGGAAAACACGCTTGCGAGAATGTCAGTGAGAGAGGGTTTCATTATTTATCTCTGACAAGATGGATAAATCCGACAGCCATCAAGGCAGCACCACCGAAGCAGAGAGCAGCACAGCCAGCGACAGGGGCATCAATAATGACAGCCCAGATTGTCAGGATATTGAATACAAGGGATGCAAGGATGAGAGCAGTAGAGTCTTTCATGGTGTCGTTTCCTTTTAGGGTTGACAGCCCGCCGAAGCGGGCGGGTTGATTATTTGCCGTGATGCAGTTCTTTGAAGAACAGTTCGCGTACATGGTGGCGCTGAAGATTCCAGTAGTCAGCAGCTTTCTCGATTGCTGCATCGTATGAAATATCGCGGGTACGGAATTCCTTGACGGCTTGTTGCGCCGCAAACTTGACTGTCTCTTTGTATGCTTCGTATGCCATGGTGTCTGTCCTTTCAGGGTTGACGTTAATGTGTGCTGCTGACTGGCAGTATATATCTTGACGGCAGGAAAACAAGATAATTATTTCAATCGATTATTGCATTGTGATAGCATCAGCCTATGGAACAGAAAGCTACATTATTAAGGTTGCGCTTAGATGTGCGTGAGATGCTCGACCGGCAGGCAGAGCAGCAGAGACGCTCACGGGTAAGCATTGCGGAACAGGCCATCAGAGAGTATTGCAGGCAGCATGAGAGTACCGAAGACAAGATGCAGAGGTTAATCAATGCAAAGCTTTGAGCTACCAGAGCCACCGAAGATAACCAAAGAGAAGCCGGTAGACAAGAGAATGTATACCGTAGTTCCAATCCGGGCAGTCAATGACAGACGGATAAGACCTGCTGCCATGCGGGCATTGCTAGCTGTCTGTTCATTCGCTAACCGTGCTGGCCTGTGCTGGCCGGGACATGAGAATGTAGGCAGGATGCTTGGGGTAACAAGGCAGGCAGCAGGCAGGCAGGTTAAGAAGCTTATCGAGATGGGTTACTTAAAGAAGGTAAAGAATCACACTTACGGGAAGACAGCCCAGATCCTGCGGGTTATATATGACGACAGCATCAGTACCACTGACCATATGGACAAGGTGAAGTTTGAAGACCTGCCGCCTACACTTCAGGCTTGGCAGACTAGCAAGGCAATCGAAGTGTTAAATCAGGACAAGGAACCAATTAACCTTGTTGCGGTAACGGCAGAAAAGAACGAACGTTCGTATTTAAGTGTTGATGAAGTAATGTTGATGTGGAAGAAAGCCTGTTCTGCTGCTAGCATTGTCAGGATTGTAACCAGTGAGGATAGGCAGGTGGCTGTGTCGATGTGTGCTGCTGGAGTCAGCCGGGAGTCATTCGAGCGTGTACTGTCGCAGGTATTCGCAGACTGGCAGCAGTATCGCAGAGAGCCACCACACCGGCTTGCATGGTTTGCTGCCAGACTGGCATCAGAGCGACCCACCCTTACCTCCCCCCACCCTTCGCCTGTATCGGTGGGTACCTAACTCAATTTTTCCCAGCTTTTTCAGGTTTGCAGGTACTTTATAACGAATAAGTCTAAAAGCGGGTTGTTGCAGACTTTTTTTATATATAACTGTGAGGTAGTTGACTGACGGCTTAGAAGCGTTGGCTACGAAGGAAAGGCCCTCACGGGGTGGGCAATAAGAACCTAACCCATATTTTTTATATAGGAGTAATCCAGTATTGGATGCTTGTTCTAGTTTATCTAGGCTAACAGAGGGGCCAGCCTCTGCAAGAACTATGTGTCCCGATATTCTCTACTTGATCTCATCCGAGAGTATGAATAAGGAGTACCGTCCTATTCGCCACGTTTATTCCCTTGGTCACAAGCTACCGACGGGAGGGCTGGGTCATAGCCCCTTGAATCAAGTATAGTAGATAGGCACAGTTGTGCAAATAACTTTTAGTAATCTCTTTGGAGAGCCACATGAACTACGGTAATAAGCCTTATGAGTTGCAAGATGACAATGGTAATTTGTTCTTAAATAAGAAGAAGAATGAGAATAGCCCGGACTGGTCTGGGAAGATGAAGTTAAATGGGCAGGTGTTTTACCTGTCGGCTTGGGAGAAGAAGACGAAGAACGGGGATTTGTTTTACTCGGTACGGCTTGGAAAGATGGTGCCAGCAGAACCTACCCAGCACTCGATAGATAAAGGCAATGGATATATGCCTAACGATAAAAAAGATAATATGGATGACGAGATACCGTTCTGATATATTGTTCTCCGGGGAAAGCGGATGCCGAATGCGCTTGTGGGTAATGACCGAAGGGCAACCGTTCGGGGCTAAGGACGCAGCGAGTACCCAACTAATAATCCTTAAAGGAGCCATATGAAATATCTCATCGCACTCTGGCTAGCAGCTACCGCAACTATGAGCTACGCAGCTTGCACCTACAATACCTATTGCAGTGGCGGACAATGCGTTTACTGCACCACCTGCTGCTATGGCGGGAACTGTAATACCACTTGTAATTGATACAGACAGCCGGGATAGACCGGCATCAAGACGCAAGGGCAGGCCATAGGGCGATAGTGGCATATTGCACACGGCTAACTGGGAATGCAACCTGCCCTTCCGTGTTGGTTAATTAAAAACTATGAGCGTAACTAAACAAATACCATCACTAAAGCAGTGGGGCGGTGTCCAAAATGTCCAGAAGCGTCTGGGTGGATCAGCTACTATCGCTAAGAACAGGGAAGCTGTCGCCTACTCCCTGCTGACTATTGCCAATACCAAACTCACCGACATCATGGAGTGGGATGAGACTGGCAATATTAAAGTCAAAGCCAGTAAAGACATCCCTGAACACGCACTGCAAGCCATCAAGTCCATCAAAGTCAACGAGCGCTACGACAAAGAAGGCGGCTGTGTGCGGACTCTTGACATAGAACTATACGATAAGGTCGGCGTTCTACGCATCTTAGCTAAAGCCTCTGGCCTGCTGGATACTGCCGAGGAGTCAGATAAACCAAGCGTCATTGGCATCAACGTCAAAGCGCCTGAGATCATCGATGTGGAGGATGTCAATGACCAGAGATGACATTGCTCGCATGGCGCGAGAAACTGGATTGATAAACACGAATGCTTCTATCCAGTGCATCGAACGCTTCGGCGCACTAGTCGCCGCAGCCGAGCGCGAGGCGTGTGCAAAGTTAATGGGCGAACTTACTTGCATGGGAGATGCTAAAGAATGTTTTGAAGTGGCAGCTACATATATCCGCGCAAGGGGTGAGCAGTGAGCAAAACTAAAGATGCAGGCACAAAGGAGATGCCCGTCACAGGGCTGAACTTAGACTTCTCTACCAGCCCAATGGCGTGGAAGTTCCTGCAATCTAAAGCATTTGTTCGTGGCATCATGGGGCCAGTAGGATCAGGTAAGTCATACGCCTGCTGTGCTGAGATTATGATGAAGGCCGTTCAGCAAAAGCCTAGTCCCATTGACGGCATCAAGTACAGCCGCTTTGCGATTGTCCGAAACAGCTACCCGATGCTAAAGACCACGACGATTAAGACGTGGCTTGATCTGTTTCCAGAGAATACCTTTGGCCCCCTGTTATGGACACCACCGATTACCCACCACATCAAGCTGCCAGCAAGAGATGGTGCTGCCGGGATCGACTGCGAGGTGATCTTTCTTGCGCTGGATCAGCCAAAGGATGTGAGAAAGCTGCTCTCATTGGAGTTGACAGGTGCATGGGTCAACGAAGCACGGGAGTTACCCAAGGCAGTGATCGACGGACTGACACACCGAGTCGGACGATACCCGACTAAGCGTGATGGCGGTGCTAGTTGGCACGGCATTATTCTTGATACTAACCCAATGGATGATGACCATTGGTGGTTTAAGCTCGCAGAAAAGGAGAAGATGAGTGGGGCGTTTAAGTGGGAATTCTTCAGACAGCCCGGAGGAGTCATCGAGGCTGATCTTGCAGAACTTCCAGAAAATCCTGAGGCTAACGATTGCATCTATAGCGCAGGAAGATGGTGGCAAAAGAATCCTAAAGCTGAAAACATCAGCAACCTCCCCGCTGGCTACTACCAGCAAATGCTGCTCGGTAAAAACTTAGACTGGATACGCTGCTACGCCGAAGGTAAATACACCTACGTCCAAGAAGGTAGACCCGTCTGGCCTGAGTACGACGATAATATGATGTCCGCTGACTTGGAATACGACCCAAGTTTGCCAATCCAGATTGGCCTCGACTTCGGTTTGACCCCAGCTGCCGTCATAGGACAGAAGACATCCTCTGGTACATGGAAAGTCTTGCACGAGATCGTCACCTTCGACATGGGTCTGGAGCGTTTCGGCCAGCAACTGCTGGGTGAATTGAATGCCCGGTTCCCTAAAGCACAAGTAATGATCTGGGGCGACCCTGCCGGTATGCAGCGAGACGCTATTTACGAGGTTACAGCCTTCGATCACCTGCGAACACTGGGGTTACGCGCCCAGCCTACGCCAAGTAACGACTTCAAAGTACGCCGAGAAGCAGCAGCCGCCCCAATGCAACGCTTAATTCAAGGTAAACCCGGCCTGATTGTGGATAAATCCTGCAAATTATTGCGGAAATCCTTGGCTGGCGGCTACCATTTCAAGCGGGTATCCGTCGGATCAGGGCAAGAACGCTTCCGAGATGCGCCTAACAAGAACGAACACTCCCACGTTGGTGACGCTTTCGGCTACCTGCTGCTAGGCGGCGGCGAACACCGCAGAATGACCAAGAACCCCATGAGTTCCGGCGGTCATTTTATCCAGCAAACCGTAGCCAGTACGGACTTTGACATCTTTGCCTAAGATTTTGCTATCACCAAGATAGCATGACGCTTGCATAGTCGGGTAAAAAGCATACAATTCCCTGAAAGTTTTGTTAAGGAGGATGTATGCCATTCTGGATTTCAGCCGCTGTTTTGGCGGGTTCCGTTTATCAGACAAATGAAGCGAGAAAGTCGGCAAAAGAAGCCCGTGCGTCTGCCGAACGTGAAGCCGCAGTAACTGAACGCCAAACACAGCAGCAAATAGCAATTCAACAGCAGCAAGCAGGTATTGCTAAAGAGCGACTTGCGGCTGAAACGGCTAAGTATGCAGAGCAAAAAGGCGCAATGGAAGCCGAGGCTAACCGGATTGCCAAGGAACTTGAAGATGAGCGCCGTCGTATGGGGCAAGAAGAGTCCGCAAAAATGAAAGCTAGGGCGCGTGGTGGTCAACGTGCATTACTGTCTGACCAGCGATTGGCTCCAGAACTTGGAATGCTTGGCACAGGAATGGAGCTTTCGTATGGCTAAGAAAACGACAGCAAGGCAGCGCGACATTGCTAGGTTGGCCGAGCAATATCAATCGCAATTAGGCTCACTGACATCTGAGTACGAAGATGTTTACCAGAAAAAGCAATCTGCTTTGCAATCTGGCGGTGCGCAAACAGGCGAATATGCTAAAAGGCTTGAGGAGTTTAATAAGCAATTAGCCGCTTACAAAGAAAATCCAGTAACACTGCTGGGATATATGAAGCCCGTAAAAAAGAGTAGAGATTATTCTTTTACTGAAGACGGTCAGACAAGATATCTAAGCCAAATTAATGATGCTGATTATTTGACTGAAGGATTGGCTGTTTATAGAAAAAATAAAATGCCAACCTTTACAGAAGAGGCACCAGCTTCTGCTGACCTATCTCAATTTGAACAAGAATCCGCAGCCCTTGAGGAAAAAAAGAAATCTCTTGGTGAAGGATTCCAGCGAGAAGTCGCTGAACGCAAAGCAGGACGGATGGCAGCAGTAGGGCGCAGATCGCAATCAAGACCGATGTTATCCAAAGGAGTTACATTGTAATGGACAAGTTTGATAAAAAAGTTAAAAAGGTGATGCGTGAATACAAGTCTGGCTCACTACATTCTGGCAAAGGCGGCCCGGTTGTTAAGGACCCTAAACAAGCTCAAGCGATTGCGCTTTCGGAAGCTCGTAAGGCCACTAAACAAAAGGCTTAAATAATGGAAATCAAGATCATTATCGGGGAAGAAGAAGACAAAGAAGAAGAGATGCCTATGCAGCGCACTCCTTTCCAACGTAAGGCAGCAAAGCTCTTTGCAAAGATGGCTGGAAGAAGTAAGCCCAATGCAGAGGACATGAAGAAGGCTGCTGAGATAGAACACGAAAAAGAGGAAGATTAATGGCTGTCACTACAGTCAACATTGAGTCTTTAAATACTAAATCACGTTTAGTATCACTGGCTCAAAAAGATAAAGATGGGAACATAATCCTAGCTGGGTCAGATTCTCCATTGATTGTGGCTGACGTAAATCATGTGCGGCTGCATGAAGGTAGAGCTTATCACGTTTATAAGACTCATAAAGACACAGCTAGACTAGGAGTTGGAGCAAGTATTGATATTGCAATAGCATTCCCAGCTGGTGTTGAGGCTCATGCATCTGTTGATTACCAATGCGGTGGAGAGACTGAGGTTTATGTATATGAATCTCCCACTACAAGTGGTGGTACATCAATGACTTTACATAGACGCAACAGAGTAATTAACACAGCTAGTGAAGGTGTTGCAGTATTAAATCCTACGGTAACCGCAGTAGGCACTGAGTTTTATTCTGAACTGATTACAAGCGCAGAAGGACAAGGAAATAGAAGTGGCGCTGGTGGTCGTGGTTTAAGTTTTGAATTTATTTTAAAACCACTGACAACTTATCTATTTAGATTGACAAACGTAAACGGTAGCCCTCAAATGGCTGAGATGCGGATAGATTGGTACGAATAATGGACAAGCCAAAGAAAGAAGTTTGGGATGAGCCAAGACCAAAAGGTCTAGGTAAGCCAGACAAGTTGAGCGACGCACAAAAACGCAATGCTATGCGCCGAGCGCAGAAAGCTGGCCGTCCGTACCCGAATCTAATCGACAATATGGCAGCGGCTAGAGGGAAGTGATGAGCAAATACAAAGATCCTGAAGGCGGTTTGACTGAGGCTGGCAGGCGCAAGTTTGAGGCATCGGGCGAGAGCAAGAATCTCCAGCCGGGAGTCAAGGAATCGTCTCCGTCAGGTGAGAAAGCAAGACGTAAAGGATCTTTTTTGACACGGTTTTACACCAATCCGAGTGGCCCACTGGTTGATGAGGATGGTGACCCGACAAGGCTGGCATTAGCTGCAAACGCATGGGGTGAGCCTGTGCCAAGAACAGCGGCATCAGCAAGACGGTTGGCCGCAAAGGGCAGGAATTTACTAGATAAGTACAAGCTGGAGAGAGAAAATGGCTGATTGGATAAAAGAATATCAGAACTTTTCTTCCCAAGATTGGAAGCCAACTACTTTAGCTCCTGCTGAAGAGGCCAAGTTTCGCACTTGGATTCAAGGTACAAAGTTATTTAACTCCGTAAAAGCGGATATCGCTGCGGAAAATAATCTTCAACCAGAAAAATTAGACAACAACAAAGTTATAGATATGTTGTCTCAACAGAACGACTACGATTATCGTGGGGCATGGAAGGCTGGTGTAAAAGAGGTTATTAGCAAACACGACAACAGACCTCATTGGCCTTCGTCTGCTGGAGATAAGATGCTGAAATCTCCAAAACATGAGACGGCGTGGAAAGAGTTTTTTATGCGGCAGTACAACAAAGACCCTGATGATATTGGATTATCAACCTTTGACCAAGCAAGGCAATGGTCTGCTAAGAAAGAGTCCAGTAAAAATGCAATGCCGACACAACGTGGTGCTGATCGCTCAATGCTGATGAAAGAAAGGCTGAAATAATGGCTGAGATGTCCTACATGAAGGGTACACGCCGCAAGGTCTACCAAGGCAAGAAGATGCCAACGGATGAGATCTTACGTCGTGCCGAGAAAGCGCAGCGAGACAAGGATCTATTTGAAGCTTTGTACACCGATGCTTATGAGTTTGCCCTGCCACAACGTCAGCTTTACGGCTACTACGACGGCAACTCCAAGGGCGCGAAGAAGATGTCGCGGGTCTTTGACTCGACAGCCATCAACTCGACTCAGCGGTTTGCCAATCGTCTTCAGTCTGGCATCTTCCCGCCACAGCGTAAGTGGTGCAGGCTAGAACCCGGAACCGATGTGCCTGTTGAGCAGCGCGACCAAGCACAGGCCATCATGGATGTGTACATGGAGAAGATGTTTGCCGTCATCAAGCAGTCGAACTTCGACATTGCTATCGGTGAGTTCCTGCTAGATCTAGCAGTTGGCACAGCCTGCATGATGGTGCAGCCGGGCGATGACATCTCGCCTATCAACTTTACGCCGGTTCCCATGTTCCTTGTGGCGTATGAGGAAGGTGCAAACGGTACTGTAGACAAGATCTACCGCCGTATGCGTATGAAGGCAGAGGCCATCCAGCAGCAGTGGAAAGACGCTGTATTCTCTGACTACTTGCAGCAGATGATCGACAGCAAGCCAACAGAAGACATCGATCTGATGGAGGCCACTATCTATGACTCAGAACGTGGCGATTGGTGCTACCACGTTATCGAGGTAAAGACCAAAGAGGAGATCGTCTACCGCCGTATGTTGTCCTCGCCTTGGGTCATTAGCCGCTACTCCAAGATTGCAGGTGAAGTCTACGGTCGTGGCCCACTCCTCACTGCAATGCCAGACATCAAGACGCTGAACAAAACCCTTGAGTTGCTGCTGAAAAATGCCTCTTTGGCTGTGGCTGGTGTCTACACTGCGGCTGATGATGGTGTGCTAAATCCTCAGACAGTCAAGATTGTGCCGGGGGCGGTTATCCCAGTAGCTCGTAACGGTGGCCCACAGGGCGAATCACTCCGTGCCTTGCCTCGTGCGGGTGACTTCAATGTCAGCCAGATCGTTATTAACGACCTCCGTGCCAACATCAAGCGTACTTTGCTGGATGAGTCCCTGCCACCAGACAATATGTCGGCTCGTTCTGCCACTGAGGTGGTTGAGCGCATGAAGGAGCTGGCTCAAAACCTTGGCTCTGCCTTTGGCCGCTTGATTAACGAGACGATGATCCCGCTGGTTTCTCGTATCTTGCAGGTCATGGACGAGCGTGGCTTGGTCAATATGCCACTGAAGGTCAATGGTCTGGAGATCAAAGTCTCTCCTGTGGCTCCGCTGGCAATGGCGCAGAACATGGAAGAGATCAATAACATCGTCCAGTTCATGCAGCTTACCTCCACGATGGGTCAAGAGGGGATGCTGGCAGTTAAGACGGGCGAGTTGATTGACTACATTGGCGACAAGCTGGGTATCCCGTCAGCAGTCAGGAATACAGCAGCAGAGCGTGGCTTCCTGATGGAGCGTCAGGAACAGATGATGTTGCAACAGCAGGCGGCACTGGCGATGGCAGGACAGCAGCAGGCACTGATGGAAGGACAGCCGCAAGGAGCGCCGGGTGGAATGTGATCTGCGCCATCATTTCGCTGATGGGCTGTACGGGAAAGAATACTTTTTGCCGAAAGGGTGGGCGGTTCCGCAACACGTCCACTCGTATTCCCATCTATCTATCTTGGCAAAAGGTGAAGTGGTTGTAGATATAGATGGGGAACATAAGTTTTACAAGGCTCCAGCCTGCATAGAAATAGAAGCAGAGAAGTCGCACGTCATCATTACACAGACAGATACCGTCTGGTACTGCATACACGCGACAGAGCAGGCAGAGGAGGAAGATGTAGTAATCGTGCCAAACAGGGAGGCTTATGGCAGGGTGGGATGATCTGGAGGCAATGCAGGAAGCAATGGCACCTCCACAATCTAGCGATATGGATAAACTGTGCTTACGAGTTTTTGGCACAGAGGAAGGGCAGAAGTTGCTCAAGTGGTTTCGAGAGATAACGATTGAGCAGCCATGCTGGGGGCCGGGGAATGATCCATCCTACGGTTATTTTTTAGAGGGGCGATGCTCTTTAGTCAAAGAGGTTGAGTCCCGCATACATAGAGCGAGGAACCTTTGAGCGATAATGAAACGGCAGTCGAGCCTAGTGATTCAGCAGCAGAGTCCACTGGCCTACTTGACAACGTAGAAGCCAGTGAAGACAAAGCTCCTGAAGACACCAAAGCAGCGGCAGTAGATCATCGTGCCGCAGAATCCATCCCCGATGACGAGCCAGTTGACCGGCCTGACTGGTGGCCTGAAAACTTTTGGAATAAAGATAACAACGAACCAGACCTTGAGGGCATGGCTAAGTCTTGGAAAGACCTTCGCAAGATGGTATCCAAAGGCGCTCACAAAGCCCCGCCAGAAGGTAAGTACGATATTTCCGCATTTGGCGAGAACGCAGAGCAGCTTGAGTTTGTCCCGATGTTTAAGGACTGGGCTGCTGAAAACGGCGTATCCCAAGCTGCATTTGATGACATTGCAACAAAGCTCCGTGGGATTGCCGAAAACACAATAGGTGTCCCTGACATTGACATACAAGCAGAGCGTAAGGCTTTAGGGCCAAATGCTGATGCTGTCATTAATGGCATGGTCAATTGGGCTAGAGGCTTGGTCAACAAGGGTGTGTGGTCATCAGAAGACTTTGAGGAGTTCAAGATCATGGGTGGTACAGCCCGTGGGATTAAGGCTCTATCGAAGATTCGGGAAGCCTATGAAGGCCGTATCCCCACAGAGTCGCAACCGATTGAAGGCCAGATGTCTGATCTTGAGTTACAGGCTATGGTTGGCGATCCTAAGTATGAAACCGACCCGTCTTACCGTCAGAAAGTAGAGCGCCTATTTCAGAAACGATATGGTTAAATAGGAGTCTCCACTCCTCCACGGAGTTTGCCCCCAGCCGGTCTGGGGGTTTTTTTTGCAAAAAACTATCAAAAAGACTTGCGCAATAGACAAACCTGATTACAATATGTAACCGAGGCATATCAGATTACCGACCCTCAGATGGTTGTACCCAACTGGCTGGCACCCTACTGCAAGCAACCGGCCCGGATCACCGGCTCACCGACAGCGAGAAACCTCTTTATAACTTTATCAAAAGGTAAACAAAATGGCCGTTAATCTGTCTACAGCCTTTGTAACCCTGTTTGATGCGGAAGTTAAGCAAGCCTATCAGGCTTCGGCGGTTCTCCGTCCGGCTGTCCGTATTCGTTCGGGTGTTGAAGGTTCAACTTACAAATTCCCTAAAATCGGTAAGGGTGTCGCTCAGATCCGCATTCCGCAGACTGACGTTACTCCTCTGAACGTAACTTACTCGCAGGTGACTGCAACTCTTAGCGACTATATCGCTGCTGAGTATTCGGACATCTTCATGCAAGCCAAGGTCAACTTCGACGAGCGTCGTGAGCTGGTCAAGGTTGTGTCGAGCGCAATCGGTCGTCGTCAGGATCAACTGATTCTGGACGCGCTGACTGCTTCTAGCGGCACTTCGGTTAGCAATGACATCGGTGGTACTGACACCAACATGAACGTTGCCAAGCTGCGCTCTGCTGCTCAGACGCTGAATGCCAACAACGTCCCTATGGATGGCCGTCACATCATCATCCATGCAAGTTCTTTGGCTTCGCTGTTGTCTGAGACTGCTGTTACCTCGTCTGACTTTAACACTGTCAAGGCGCTGGTTCAGGGCGAAATCAACACATTCTTGGGCTTCACCTTCCACGTTCTGGGTGACCGCACTGAGGGTGGTTTGATTAAGGACGGTTCAAATGACCGTACCTGCTTCGCATTCCACAAAGACGCAGTTGGTCTGGCAGAAGGCATTTCACCAAAAACTGAGATCAACTATGTGCCAGAGAAGACTTCCTTCCTGATCGCTTCGATGTTCTCGGCTGGTGCTGTGGCGATTGACGATGAAGGTATCGTCAAGATCGTCTGCCGCGAATCTTAATCTAGGAGGTTAATCATGGCATTTTCCGCAACTGGCTGGGTCACAGTGTGTGCTGCTAAAGCAGGCAACGCACCCTCGATGTACCTGTACAAGACCGCTGACACTCAGGCAACCGTCAACACGGCAGATTACTTTCTGTCCCTGAAAGACACCCTGAAAGCTGGCGATATTATCTTTGTCTATGACACTACGACTCCAAGTTTGGTTCTGACATACGTCAACGCCGTTTCGTCTACAGCAGTAGACATTGCTGACGGCACGACTGTTTCGGCAACTGATACGGACTAACCCGTAGTTAGGCAGCACAGGGCTAGTTCTGGGGAAACTTGGGACTAGCCCTTTATTACATGAGAGGTTGTTATGGCCGCAGGCGATACAGCAGTTGCTATCTGTTCTGACGCATTGATCCTATTGGGCGCAAAGCCCATTTCGTCTTTTAACGACGGAACAGACGAGGCCAACTCTTGTGACCGTCTGTACCCAGACGTTCGGGATATGACGTTATCTATGTACCCGTGGTCGTTTGCCTACAGAAAAGTTCGATTGTCACGGTTGATTACTACGCCGACAACAGAATGGAAGTACGAATACCAGATGCCGGGAGATCGCCTTGGTAATCCCCGTGCAGTCTTTGAAACAGCTAATGCTTATGCCCGTCCCGTTAAGCTCTGGGAGATTGAGGGCGACAAGCTGCTGACGAACTACGAGGATGTCTACATTGACTATCCTTACCAGACCCCAGAATACGCGATGCCGCAATACTTCATTCAGTTATTGAAGTACATGATGGCGTGGCACTTGGCTTACCCGATTACTGAGCAAGAGACTAAAACAGGTTACTGGCAGGGTGTTGCTGTCGGCTCTCCTTCTGAGAATGGCCGAGGCGGCTACTTCCGTCAAGCGTCAAACATCGATGCTCAAGGTCAGCCGCCACAGGTTATCGAAGATTACGAATTGGTCGCGGTGAGATACTAATGGCTAGGTTCTTAAGTTTCCAGACGAACTTTAGTACCGGGGAATTAGATCCGTTGCTACGCGCTCGTGTGGACATTCCGCAGTACGAGAATGCGCTGGCAAAAGCCACCAATGTCATCATTCAACCGCAGGGTGGCGCTCGTCGCCGTCCCGGTACTAAGCACGTTTTTGAGCTGCCTAATTCTAGTACGCCATCTGCTGCAAATGGTGTTCGGCTTATATCTTTTGAGTTCTCAGTTGATGACCGTTATATGCTCTGCTTTGTTGCTGGCAGGATGTATGTGGTCAAGAATGGCGCATTGATTACAGCCATTAATGGCGGTGCTGATAATTACCTGACTGTATCTGCATTGACTGGAGCTATGCTGTCATCGTTGTGCTGGACACAATCAGCGGATACATTGATTGTTGTCCACCCAGATTTGCAGCCAATCAAGATTGTTCGTGGTGCCAATGATGCGGCTTGGACTGCCAGCACTATTACGTTTGACTCTATCCCAAAGTACGCATTTACCCAGACATTCAGTAATCCTGCTGCAACGCTGACTCCATCGGCTGTATCGGGCAATATTACTTTGACGGCTGGCTCGTCGGTGTTCCTATCGACGCACGTTAATCAGTACATCAACGCTACGCCACAAGGTCGCGTCAGAATTACAAAGTACATCAGCGGTACGGTTGTCGAAGCAATTACTGAATTCCCATTCTTTAACACTACAGCTATCGCTTCTGGCGATTGGGAACTGGAGACAGGCTATGAAGATGTCTGGTCGTCTGGAAAAGGCTGGCCTCGCAGTGTATCGTTCCATGAAGGTAGGCTCTATTTCGGCGGCTCTAAGTCACGTCCGTCTACGATCTGGGGCAGCAAAGTGGCCCTCTTCTTTGACTTTAAACCGTCTGAGTTTCTGGATGATGATGCTGTTGAGGCTACCCTTGATACTAATCAGCTTAATATCATTGTTGATATTATCTCTGGCCGCGACTTGCAAGTCTTCACCACGGGTGGCGAGTTTTATGTTCCGCAACAAGGCACTGACCCGATCACGCCGCTGACGTTCACGTTTAAGCAAGTTAGCCGCAATGGCGCAAAGACAGGCACACGAGTTGAATCGTTGGAATCTGGCTCCTTGTTTATCCAAAGGCAAGGCAAAGCACTTAATGAATTCTTGTTCTCGGATACACAACTGACCTACGTTACCCAGCGTATCTCGCTACTATCTGGTCACCTACTGAAGAACCCAACCCGACTGTCTTTGCGTCGTGCTACGTCTACGGATGAAGGCGACTTACTTCTAATTACCAATTCGACTGACGGCTCAATGGCTGTCTATTCAATCTTGCGCTCTCAGCAGATTGTAGCGCCATCAGAGTTCACCACAGACGGTGAGTTTATTGATGTCAGCGTAAACGTCACAGATATTTATACGGTAACCAAACGGGTATTTAATGGGACGACTCGGTACTTTGTTGAGCTATTTAGTGATAGTCGCTTTACTGACTGTGCCTTTACTGGCGGTGTCGCAGCTTCTGCTAGCAGCCTTCCACACATTGGTAAGTCTTTAAACGTCATTTGTGATGGTGTCCCGCAAGGTAATGAGACTGTTAGCGCAGGTGGTAGTGTTACCTTTGACCGTTCGTCTACAGCCAGTTACGAGGTTGGTCTGCCGATTACCGTGTACATCAAGACAATGCCGGTTGAGATCAAGTTGCAGACAGGCTCCCGTATTGGCTTTAAGAAGAGGATTGTCGAGGTCAACGCGATTGTCAGCGAGTCGCAGCACCTGAACATTAATAGCCAGCCTGTACCATTCCAGAACTTTGACAACCCTTTGCTGGATATTGCGATTACGCCGTTTACAGGCATTAAAAGACTAAACGGTGTCCGTGGCTATAGCCGGGATGCTGTTATTGAAGTAACCCAAACTTTGCCACTCAAGATGACGTTGCTTGGTCTTGACTACAAAGTTGCTGTAAATCAGGGGACATAAATGGCAGATCCGATCCCAGCCGCTAACCAACCAGCTTCTATCTTTGACCCAAGCTCAACTGCGAGTATGGGGATGGCTGCGGCTGGTGGCCTTATTGCAGGAATTGGTGCGGCTTACGCTCAACAAGCGCAAGGCTATTACCAGCAGGCAGGTTATGCGGTACAAGCGCAAGAAAACTTGCGGATGGCTGGCCTGCGAGCCGACAAAGCTGTTGAGTATGGCGAGGCTGCGTTTAAGCGCAATCTAATGAAGATTGAGTATGAGACGCTTAACTACAAGATTCAAGCCAACAACCAGCTAAAAAATCTTCGTGCTACTAACGCAGCAATTTTGGCTCGTGGGTATGCCTCTGGCGTAGTGGCTACTGGCGGTTCTTATCAGGGAGTCCGTGGCGCAAATGTACGAGAGGTATATCAGGACGTTGGCATTAGTGATCTTAATGCGATGACAGCCAGAATATTAGGCTTAGAAGATGCCACGACGATGTTGCAGCAATCCTATGATATGGCATTCTATGAGCGTGAAGCCGCTATTGCTAACGCTGGCACATTGCAAAAGGCAGGAACAATTGCAAAAGGTACAGGTGGTTTGTTGGCTGGTGTTGAGTTGTCTAAGGCGGCTACCGGATTTGCGATGAACTATCCACAACAACCAAAAATAACTAATAGCACAGTACCTATTGAAGACCGATCAAGGAAACCTTAATCATGGCTGACCCAATTAGAAGACTTCAATCAGGGAATGTTCAGGTAGCTGGGGTATCAAACCTGCCGCAGCCTAACATGAACTTTGGGACGCAGCGCCCCGAGATCGCCTTTCAAGCGGCGGCAGAAGCTTCTTCTACAGTTGGTAGAGTTATATCCAATTTATCCGCATCCATGTTTGGGCAAGCAGAAAAATTGGCTGAAGCTGCTGGCGCTGAATTTGTTATGGAAAATCCTCCAAACCAAGCCCAGCTAGAAGCAATGAGCAAGGGTGACCCAAGCTCATTTAAGAAGAACTTTTCTCTTAACGCTTACCAAGCTTCTATCCAAAAGTTTCGTGCGATTGAATTATCAGCTCATGCAGAAATAGAAATAACTAAAGCGGCTGGCATTATTCAGCGCCGGATTGAAACTGGTAAGGATGAGCAAGGTAACTCTTACGATGTCAGCACTAAAAAAGTAGTTGAAGATTTTCAGTCGATGATTAATGGCTGGAGTTCGTCTTTAGCTTCGGTTAGCCCGGATGCTGCATACAAGTATCGAGCAACGGCGGCTACTCATGCAAATAGAGTTTTGCTTCTTGCTTCCCAAAAAGAATCACAAATTGCTTTAGCAAAGAACAAAGTAAAGATTGCAGCAGAAATTGACAATTATTCCAATACGGTCGCAAACATTATTCAGAATGCGTTGCCTGTTCCGGGTCTATCAATTAATCAAGAGATTGAAGCAGAACGTGCTCGTATTGTAACTAATGCAATTACGCTTGGTGGCGCTGATGCGGGTAATTTTGCATTGGAACAATTAGGAACTATTGAGCGCGATATCAAGACATCCGTTCTTGAAAACGCTGTTGTTAGCCGAATGGAAGGATTAGGTGGCGACCTTACCGCACTTAATGCAAGAATAAAGTCTCGTAACTTGCCGCCTGATTTGCAGCGTGTTTGGGACAGTATGTCTATTACAGACCAGAAAAAAGCTCGTGACAAAATGGTCGGGCAATATCAGCAACTTATAGACTTAAAGCAAAAAGATAGGGATGTCCGAAAAGTTGATCTTACTACTGAAGCTAATGACGCAACACTTACTTACCTTAATCCAGAGGCAAGTGCTGACCAGCGTCTTATTGCATTAGACACTTTAGAGCGCATTTCAAGACAAGATTCGTCTGTTGTTGGAGCAAAGCTAGTACGAGAAGAGTTGCCTAGTTTGCTTCAAAAAATGATGAAAGAAGATGTGGATGATGACTTTGAATCAGTTGCTCGTTTGCGCGATAAATTAAGTAATAAAGATCCAAACTTAAAAACAACGGAAGACATCCTCCGATATGCTAAAGGCAACCGCATAAAGCCTGATACCGCCTTAAAGTTGGCTGGCGAATTTCTTCCTAAAGATGCTGCGCTCATTGACAAAAAAACCAAAGCTCAACAGATTGAGTTTGATTTAAGAACAAAGAAAATTTCCACACAGCAGCAATTAAAAGTTGCGATTGAAGCTGCTGGCCTAACAATGGCTGATGCACCACAGGATTGGCCTGCATTGCTGTCTGCAAAACCAGAAGACCCAGATGACGATCCTCGCGCTGTTACCGAACTTATCTACCAAATAGACAACAACCTAATAACTGATGCGCGTCAGGTTTATTCTTTTGCTACTGGTAAGCGGATTAAGGGAGAGACTGTTAGCTCCCTTGCAAAGCGAGTTGGCGATAGAAAGCTTCAAATGGATGGGCAAGTAAAACGTGGGGCAGATGAAGTTGCTGAGTCCTCTGGCGTTAGAAATCCTCAAAACAAGGCGCGTATACAGCTTGACCTTGAAAAAGAAATTGCCGCCGAATTAGAGCAGCAAAAAACAGACTATAAGAATGGAAAAAGAACAGCCCCACCAAATGCTAACGAGGCAAAAAGAACCGTTGAAGGTAGATTCTTGAATGAACAAGAGCAAAAGAAATTAGAAGCAACTAAGAATGATTTGAAATCGGCTTATGGTAAAGGCGGCACAAGCTTGCCTAAAAATGCGAAAGAACAAAATATAGACTTAATTGCAATACAGCCATCTTTTGAGTCGGGTACAGCAGTCAAGGTTACGCCAAACTATCGACGCAGACTTGTTGATGAACTTGCAAAAACTAAAGCAAGCCAAGGTGAGATTGACGCTATCGTTGAATCAATTGTTCGCTCTCAAGAAAGCATTGAGACGATGGAGCGTAGAAGGAGGGCAGCAGGTGGACGATGACTTCAAATATTACGGAGATTATTTATATTTCCGCGAGTACCCTGATGCGCCTGATGCTTATGAGTTAGAAGGTATGCAGTTGGCTATGGGTAGCGCTGGCCCTAGTTCCGAACAGATCAAGAAGTTTGAAAGCCAGTCTGCAATGGAGAATGTAACTGAGGCTGGCAAGGGGATGCTGTCTGTTGGCAAGGGAATGGCTGATATTGGAGCAGCATCAGCCAAGGGAGTTGCGCAAGGATTTGGCGGTATTTTTGGCGACTTTGAAATGCTTGGTCGTGGCATTAAAGAAATATATAACCGTGGTGGCGACGAAACTAAGCTTGATGCTTTTTTGCGTGGGATTCAAGAAGAAACAATACTTCCAACTACTGAAGACATTAAGAAGTGGCTTGACACTAATGTCGGGAAAGTTGGCGCTGGCGACAATCCATATGAGACTGTTGGAGAAATGCTAGCTCCCGGCGGGTACGTTAAAGGCGGCAAGAAGATTGTTCAAGGCGTAAAGAAAGCAAAGAAGGCAGTGGCTGGTACGGCTGCTGCCGCACCAACAGTTGTTGACGGCAAAGGGCAGAAATAATGGCTATCGAACAAAACATCGGTGGGAAGTTATCGGAGATGGCGCAGTCAGCCGAGTTATCTCCTGCGCCTGTATTTGACCCTAATGCCGGGGTTGAGGATGCTGGCAATGTAATGCCGCAGCCTGAATTGCCGTTTGAGGAATTTGAGCCACAAGCAGCCTTTGGACTTGGCGCGGTTAGAAAGGCGATTACTCCAAAGAAAGCATTGAAGCCTTTGCTGGAGAAAGGTGCGAGAGCTAAAGAAGAACCTAAGATCTTGCCTGACCCTCCTCCTATTGCGCCAACACCGTCACCTGCTGCCCAAACAACAGTAGCTCCAAAGGTTGACCCGGTTAAACCAAGCATTGCCCCTGTGCCATTGGATGAAACTCAAAGATTAATCCAAGAGCGTCAGCGGCTAAAAGATGTTGGTCCTGCGGCTGGTACAAAAGAAACGCCTATCAGCAACCTTGCATTTGACAATGACGGAATGCAGGCCACTGTTCGTGCGATGGCTGAGAACTCGGTCAAGAACGAGCCAACGATGTCACTGCGTTCTATCAAGATGCGGATGATTAACGCTGGTGTCCGTGAGAATGTTGCTGATCGCCTGCTGCAAGGCTTGCCGCTTGAGTCTACTGTCGGATCTTCCGAGTTGGCAAAGACGGTTTCTGGTGTAGTGGACTTGCACGACCAGAGCGCAAAGCAGCTTGATACCTTGATGCAGAAGATGGCCGCTGGTCAGCTCGACCAAGCAGGTCAGTTGCAGTTGCGTCAGCAGATGGCCTTCCACAATGTCATCACTGGCACCATGAAGGGCGTACAGGTTGATGTGGCTCGTTCCATGAACGTCTTTAAACGCGTTAGGGATGGGGGCCCCGGCTTTGCTCCAATGGATATCCGTAAGATATTGGATGATGTGGGTGGCGAGAAGTCATTGCTTCAGATTGCTAATGACTACATTGCCTTGCCAAGCCGCAAAGGTAAGAACCAGCTTATCGAAGCAGGTCTTGGTCAGCGTCTGCGTGATGCGTGGATCAACACATGGCAGTCAAACCTGTTGAGCGATATTGCCCCTCATGCGTTCAGCTTTACTTCTGGTGTTCTGAATACTGTTCGCGCCCCAGTTGAGCGTCTGGTAGCTATCCCTATTGGGATTATGAGAAAAGATTTTAATATCCGTTCTCTTGAGGGTTTGCCAGAAGGAACGCCACATCCAATGGCAGAACCAACTCCGGGTAGTCGATTCTTCTTAGGTGACCTGCAAGCCCGTCTGTCTGGCTTTGGTCCCGGCATTATGGATGCTTGGGAAACGCTGGCAAAAGGTGGCCCACGGGTTCAGATCCCTAGCATGGGTATTGACTTTACTTTGCCTACGCCGTTTAGTAAAGACTATGGCCTAAGAGCGTCAGCCAAAGGTGATGCAACTGTTGCCCCGCTGTCTGGCGCGGCATTTAGCGATGTGCCAGTACGCCTACCGTTTAGCAGCAAAGAGCTATTCCGAACTCCTGACTTTACCAATAGCTTTATCGGTAAGGGCTTGGATGCAATGGGCTATATGTACAGCGTCCCGTTCCGTGCAATGAGAGCAGCCGACGATTTTATCGGGCTTACTACTGCGCGGATGCAATTGCATGAGGAAGCTTGGCACGTTGCACAAACAGAGTACGATAAGTTTATTGCTGCTGGCTCAAGTCCAGATGATGCGTTAGCTGAGACTCAGCGTGTTGTCGCTTCGTTCCTTGACGAGCGTCCTGCCTCGATGCAAGCCAATATGGACAAGGCAAGGCAGCAAACGACATTTACAGAAGACTTTAACCGCGAGACAAAACTTAATGAGTTTTATTGGAAGACGGACAAACTATTCCAAAGCACTGCGCTAAAGCCGTTCCTTCCGTTCTCCCGTGCCATCACGCAGGAGTTCCTGCATACCGCTGCCGCCACTCCTATAATGAACTTTATTAGCCCCAAGTTCATGGATGCGTGGAATGCTGGCGGCAAAGAGCGTGATCTGGCGATGTCTCGTTTGGCATTGGGTGGTCTGGCTGGGTACACTGCTGTTCAGTTTGCAACAGACGGGAGGATGACTGGTTCTGGCCCATCCGACATCCAAGACAAGAAAGCTCTTGAGGCACTTGGTTGGCAAAAGTATTCGCTGATCTTCAAGCCGGGTGAACTTAGCCCAGATGTTGAGGCAAAGTTGTCAAAGCTAACAACGCTGACCAAAGGGCAAGGTAACTTCAGTGGATTTACATTTGTCAGCTACGCACGGTTCTCAGTCTTTAGCCCAGTGCTGGCAATGGGTGCAGACTTTGCTGATGCCCAGCGTTTCCACACCGGTAAGCCAGACGAAGATGAGTGGTCGAAGCTGGCCTTGGCTTATGCTGGCTCAAACCTTGAATACATCAAGAACCTCCCATCAGCGCAGGCTATTGGTGACTTGGTAGGCATCCTAAGAACTCGTGCCGAAGACGGCGGCGAAAAGGTTTACGAGGTTTTAAATCGTATTGCCAAACAGTATGTGGATGTTCTGTATACCGGCACTCCTATACTTGGATCAACCAATGCTTCAGCTCTTGCCCACATCGAGCGTCTGAATGACCCGCTAATCCGGTCTACCCGCGTTGACCAAATGAATGTGCCGCAGCATATCCGTATTGTTTACGAGCAACTAAACCGAGTTCAAAGCCGCATCCCCGCATGGTCGGAGGGCCTGCAAGCAGAGCTAGATGAAATTGGTCGCCGCAAGTATGCCGAAAACAATATGTTTGAATTTATGGCAAACGTCATTCCAATGGTGCAGGGCAGCAAAGGTAAGCGTGATCCGTACAATGAGGCAATGGTTAGCATCGACCACGGCACATCCAGACCACGGGATACATGGGATGGTGTAAGCCTATCTGTGACCCAATACAACCGCTACAAGAAGCTTTACGGGCAAGAGATAATGATTGACCCATCCTTGTTTGTGGACACGGCTACAGCGGCTCCTATGAACCTAGAAATGGCAGTGCCTTACTTGCTGAAAGAGAAAGAGAAGTACGCCATTGAGATGGGTGAGCCGTTTAATAAGGGCGATGCTCAGAAGTTTGTGGACAGTATCATTAAGAAGTATCGGCGCATTGCCAAACTGAGAATGATTGGCTTTGACCCTAGTCCCGAGTTGGGACAAACCGAAATCCCTGACCTGACGGAATATGGCTTTTTGTCTGACAGCGTGGAGTTTCCAGAACTGGGTGCCATGATTGACAGAAACAAAAAATTCTATAGCTTATATGGCAAATAATTTAATACAATTCAATCGAAAGGATTGAGACATGGGCGTACCAATTAACAATGTGACAAGGCGCGTGGTCTATGCCGCATCAGGCACTGGCCCGTATAACTTCACGTTTGAAATCCTTGCGGCTGGTGACGTTGCTGTTTACAAGGACGACGCGCTGCTGACCTTGACCACTGATTACACGGTCACCATTAATAGCAATGGTACTGGTTATGTCACGCTGGTAGCGTCGCCCACTGGTGCTACGCAGATTGCAATCGTCGGTAACCGTACGATTCAGCGTACCACTGACTTCACGACTGGCGGTGACTTCTTTGCCAATACGGTTAATGATGAGTTGGATCAGCAGACAATCTTTAGCCAGCAGAACGCTGAAGGTCTAGGTCGTGCTCTGCAAGCTCCGCAGACTGATCCGACAACGATCAACATGACCTTACCCCGTGCATCGCTGCGAGCCAATAAGACGCTTGGCTTTGATGCAAACGGTAACCCAACATTGGGTGAGACGCTCGGCACTAACCGTGGCAACTGGGCATCTGGTACGCTGTACTACGTCCGAGATATCGTCAAGGACACCAGCAACAATAATATCTGGCAGTGTATTACCCAGCATACTTCTACCGGTTCGCAGCCGATCTCCACAAATACCGATGCGGCTAAGTGGTCGCTGTTGGTTGACTCTGGTACGGCCACAGCTTCTGCTGCTGCAGCAGCAGCATCTGAAGCGGCAGCAGCGGCATCGGCCACATTGGCAAACGATTGGGCGACCAAGACATCAGGCGCTGTAGCTGGCGGTGAATTCTCTGCTAAGTACCATGCACAGGCTGCGGCTAGTTCTGCAAGCAGTGCATCGACATCAGCATCCAACGCAGCATCTGCACAGACTGCGGCTGAAGCTGCCCGTGACCAGACGCTGGCATCATTCGATTCATTCGATGACCGCTACCTTGGAGCCAAGTCTTCTGATCCATCCGTAGACAATGATGGTAATGCACTGGTAGCTGGTGCGCTGTACTTCAATAGCACTAGCGGCATCATGAAGGTCTACACCGGCAGCACATGGGTAGCCGCCTATGTCTCTGGTACAGACTTCCTTGCCAAGGCAAGTAACTTGTCTGACCTGCAAAGCGCATCCACTGCTAGAACAAACCTCGGTGGTACGACAGTTGGTATCGGCGTGTTTACTGCGGCAACAGTAGCAGCAGCACAGCAGGCAATGGACGTTGAGGTAGGCGTAGATGTACAGGCGTATGACGTTGATACAGCTAAGACCGATGTAACGCAGACATTCACTAGGGCGCAGCGTGGTGGAGTCACAGCGCTGACCGATGGCGCGACCATTACACCTGACTTCGCTGTGTCGAATAACTTCAGCGTGACACTCGGCGGCAATCGGACACTAGCCAACCCGACGAACCAGACAGCAGGTCAGTCAGGTGCTATCACCATCACTCAAGACGGAACTGGTTCGAGGACGCTGGCCTACGGCAGCAACTGGAAGTTCAGCAATGGCACAGCGCCGACGCTGACTACGACGGCCAATGCAGTGGATCTGCTGGTCTACTTTGTCGAGAGCAGCAGCCGCATCACTGCTCGCCTTGTGAGCGATGTCAAATGATTGACGTACTGCCATTACTGCTTGGCCCTGAGGGCTACCAGATCAACCGGTCTTTGCGGTTTCGGTCAAGTGCATCTGCGTATTTGAATCGGACGCTGACAACACCCACTAGCGGGTCAATCTGGACTTATTCGTTATGGGTGAAACGTGGTTCGCTTAATAGCAACCAGCAGTTGTTGTCTGCTGGCGCGGCTGTGTCTGACCAGATTTATTTTCAAGGCGGCGGTACAGATAAGTTGATTGTGTACCTTGGAGCTTCACAAACAACGACACAAGTGTTCCGTGATCCGTCGGCGTGGTACCACTTCGTATTTGCGGTCGATACGACGCAAGCGACAGCATCAAACCGTCTAAAGATTTATCTTAACGGTTCACAGATCACGGCATTTGATGCTACCGGTTATCCGACGCAGAACTCAACGACAAAAATCAATAGTGCGGTCGCTCATTACATTGGTCGCTACGCTGCATCTGCTTCTGATTATGTTGATGGCTACATCACTGAAGTCAACTTCATCGACGGTCAAGCACTGACTCCTGCGGCCTTCGGCGAAACCAATGCCGCCACTGGTGTATGGCAACCGAAGAAGTACGCAGGCACATACGGCACGAACGGTTTCTACTTGCCGTTCTCTACTAGCGCTGGTCAATCAGTCACAGCAGACTACCTCGTAGTTGCAGGCGGTGGTGGTGGTGGCATAGCTGGTGGTGGTGCGGGTGCGGGTGGCGTACTGACAGGAAGCACCTCTTTGTCAACAGGTACATCCTACGCAGTCACTGTTGGCGCTGGTGGTATAGGCACTAACAATTACACGTCAACAAGCGGAGGCAATTCCGTTTTTTCTAGTTTCACAGCAATAGGTGGTGCTGTAGGTTCTCAAAGTGCTGAGAATGGAAAAAATGGCGGTTCTGGTAGTGGCGCTGGCCCCGGAGCAGGCGGCTATATAGGAGGTTTGGGTACAGCAGGTCAGGGTAACAATGGTGGAAATAGTGCTACTTCTGCAAATTTTGGGGTGGGTGGTGGTGGCGGCGCTGGTGCTGCTGGTGCTGTTGGAACAACTAGCGCATCTGGCGCAGGTGGTATAGGTATCCTCTCATCAATTTCTGGCACTGCTACCTACTATGCTGGGGGTGGCGGCGGCGGCGGTATTAACGGCACTTCAAATGGTGCGGGCGGTCTTGGTGGCGGCGGTACTGGCGGTGTTCATGGCGGCGCAAATGCAACTGCTGGTACTCCAAATACCGGCGGCGGCGGCGGTGGCGGCGCTAACGGTGGCGGCACAACTGGCGGCAATGGTGGCTCTGGCGTAGTCATCATCTCTTACGCTGGAGCAGCTCGCTTTTCAGGCGGCACGATTACGACTTCGGGTGGTAATACCATCCACACATTCACAAGTTCTGGCTTGCTGACAAACCTCTTCAACGACTACTCAGGCAACGGCAACAACTGGACACCAAACAACATCAGCATGGTTGTTGGCACAACCTACGACTCGATGCTGGATGTGCCGACACAATGGGCAGATGGCGGCAATGGGCGGGGGAATTACTGCACTGGCAATCCGTTGATTATGTATAACGGCGGAGGCGGCGCTGCTATCGTACCCAAGAACGGCAATCTTGATTTAATCGGCGGCGCTGGTTGGGCTATGGTTGGTTCGACAATCGCCGTATCGACGGGCAAGTGGTACTGGGAAGCTACGTTTTATAAACCGGGTAGCGGCGATGGTGTGCTTGGAATACACAAAACGAACACTACGCTATTTCAGATAGTGGGTTACTCCGGTGATCCAAATGGCTATGGTTATTCAGCAGGTGGAACGAAGCTAAACAATTCCACTGGCACTGCTTATGGTGCGAGTTACACCAATGGCGATGTCATTGGCGTTGCGCTTGACTTAGATGCTGGGACTTTGACGTTCTACAAAAACAACACGTCTCAAGGAGTAGCCTTCTCAAGTTTGTCTGGTGAATTCTTTCCTGCCTTTTCTTCAGAGACAGCATACTTCCAAGCCAACTTCGGCCAGCGCCCCTTCAGCTACACACCACCAACAGGCTTCAAAGCACTGAACACGTTGAACCTGCCAACGCCGACTATCCTGAATGGCAATCAGTATTTTGACGCGACACTGTGGACGGGTACTGGTGCAACTTTATCTGTGACCAACAGCGGGTCAATGCAACCCGATCTGGTTTGGATAAAACAACGAAGCGCAGTCAGATCGAACCGATTACATGATTCTGTTCGCGGGGTAAGCAAACAATTATTTTCAGATACGACAGGAGCAGAAACTAGCAACACTGATGAATTAACAGCGTTCAATTCAAATGGGTTTACGTTAAGTACATCTGCTGGAGTAAATGCAAGCGCAGGAACCTACGTCGGCTGGCAATGGAAAGAAGGCGCAACGCAGGGCTTCGACATTGTGACTTATACGGGGAATGGGGCTGCAAGTCAGGTTGTCAATCACTCTTTGGGGGTTGCCCCAAACTTTGTTATTGTCAAAAACAGAAGCGCCTCGGCAAGCTGGAACGTATGGGGCAGCCAAGGATTTACAAGGCTCGGGTTGAACATTACCAACGGTGATCTCGGAAACTTCCCTATTACAAGGGGTTCGTCTTCAATTACTCTGCCATCCACAAGCGATGTTGGTTGGAATTCCAACGGCAACACCTACGTCGCCTACCTATTCTCCGAAGTCGCAGGCTATTCCAAGTTTGGCAGCTACACAGGCAACGGATCGGCTGATGGGCCTTTTGTGTTCTGCGGATTTAGGCCGAGGTTCGTGATGGTAAAGCGCACTGACTCAGTAGGAAGTTGGTGGATGCTAGATAGCGTAAGAGATACTTTTAATCTTGCAACAAAACTGCAAAGAGCGAATGAAGCTTTAGCGGAAGAAACAAGTTATGCAAGCATCGATATGCTTTCCAATGGTTTCAAGTTGAGAGTGTCATCTACTGAATCTAACGCTAGCGGCGGCACATATATTTTTGCGGCTTTCAGTGAGTCGCCGTTTAAAAATTCTCTTGCGAGGTAACCCATGTTTTTACTGAACGGACAACCGCTGCCACTGGATACGCCATTCAAGGATGCCGATGGCAATAGCTACCCGGCGAACTGGCTGCGGCTCACCACGATCCACGAGAAGAACGCTATCGGTATCACCGAGGTGCCTGACCCAGAGCCACAAGTTAATGAAGGAGAAGGTCAATGACAAGGTCAAGAGATTTAGCTGATTTTGCGGATTCAGCAGCTAATGCTGAAGGAGCGCGTCCGTTAATTTTATACACAGCAAAAACAGCCACAGGAACATCTGTTGATTTTCCTGATATTCCTTCGTGGGCCAAGCGAATTACGGTGATGTTTAATGGGGTGAGTACGAACGGAACCTCTGCATTTCTGCTTCAGTTGGGTGATGCTGGTGGCATTGAAAATACAGGGTACACGGGCGTAAGTGCTAGGCAAGGAGCGGCGGGAAATGCGTTTATAGCATCAACTGCTGGATTTCCTTTGACTGATACAGTTGCTGCTGCAAATCTACACCAAGGATTAATTATAATAAGTTCACTTGGGTCTAATACTTGGGTTGTATCAGGGATGACTAATTTTGGTAATACAAGTTCTCCTGCAACTGTTTCCGGTGGAAAAACCCTCTCCGACACCCTAGACCGCATTTGCATCACCACTGTCAACGGCACGGATACCTTCGACGCTGGCACTATTAATATTATGGTGGAGGGATGATGCAGGATTGGCTGACTAACCTCGGCGTCGGTATCGCTGCTGCTGGCGCTGGTGCTTACGGTATGTACCAGAAGATCATGGCTGACAGCCGGAGCAACAAGGCCGCGGATGTTACTGACGCAGCATGGCAACAGGTTATCGCTACTCTACGCGAGGAAGTATCACGCTTGTCTGATCGACTGGCTGCGGTAGAGGAACAGAACCGTAGGTGCGAGGAGGCCAATGATGCCTTGCGCGAGGAACTGATTGCCATGAAGAAGCAGTTGCAGTTGTTCTGATATGTGGATCCGCTAACCCTCCTTGCTGCTGCCAATGCTGCGGTTGCTGCCGTCAAGAAAGGATGCCAGCTATATAAGGACATCAAGGGCGCAGCAGGTGAGGTCAAGGATGTACTTGATGATCTGAAGTCACAGTTCGGGAAGATTCAAAACCCGACCAATGCCCAGAAGATTCAATACAACGAAGAAGTGCAGCGGATTCAGGAGATAGGCAGGGCTGATCCAAATGATGTGTTCATCAATATCGGCAATGACCTTGGTGCATTGATGGATGAGTACGACAAGATCGGCAAAGTGTTTATTCAGCAGGAGGCAGAGGCAACGCAGGTCTATACAGGAACGGATTCAGTAGGAAAGCGCGCATTAATGCGCGTCATCATCCGGTCAAGGTTGGATGCAATGCTTGCAGAGTTGCGTGAAACAATGGTCTACAAAGCGCCGGCTGAATTAGGTGATTTGTGGGGCAGGTACGAAAAAATGTGGAGGCAGATTGTTATTGAGCAGGACGAAGCGCATAAGCGTGAGACTGCAAAGATACAGATTGAAGCTGCACGGCAACATAGGTTGAGAAGGAAACGAAAGGAAGAAGCAGTATGGGTTGGAGCAATCCTTTTCGTCGTGGCGTGGTACGTCGGAACCATGCTCCTGCTTCGAACGAGTCAGACGTACCGTGGACTTTACTCATCGCCGTGGTGGTCTTGTGTTTTGTGTTAGTCATCGCCTTGCCTGTCATGGGCGTTATGTACATGGACATGAACAATGCTTTGCACCGGGCAGCAGAGGAGACACGCAAGATGAAAGAGCTTCGGATAAAGATTGTCCGTGAACTGAGGGGTGAAGAATGATTAC